TTTCTGCCTGAGTAGGGCCACGCTTTTTGCGACCACCAAATAATCCCGCCATGTCAAAACCTCGTCATCATGCAGTAGTCAGCCCCCTCTGGGCCAAACTTTCTCATAACACTTTCTACCTCAAAATGCAGTGCTTTGGCAAACCTAAATGCGCTATCATTTTCTACTTTTACACAGATTTGTAGCCTTCTAACCCCATAATCTTGCAAAGCGATATCGGTTACAGCCCTCGCCCCGCGCACAAGTGATATCGCATGCTTGGGAAGATCCTCGCCTGGCACCATCCACATCTCTGCCAGGCCATGCCAAATATGCCGAATACCAAAAACCGTAACAACCTTGCCGCGACCAATACCCGCCCAGCTCCAGCCATCCTCAGAATTATCCCAAATATAATCTATATAGTTTGGAATATACTCCATGTATTCTTTGCTATCTTCTGCCATACGCATTCTGGCCAGATGCTCGTAGCGCAGAGGAACAATCTGCTCATCTTGGCTCATGCGGAACTCTGGAAGCTGTATTAATCCCATTAGAAGATCTCGAAGTCTGTTGCGGCATTAAACGTCTGACCACCGGCAAAGCTGTTGCCGTAGTTACCGCGCCGCAATCGACGCTGCTCACCACCACCCAGCATTAAATAGCCAAACGCATCCCCGCAGTGAGAATGCTCATTCTTTACCGGCATGTCCTTGAACCGCTCCTGGCCAGCACCGAGAGATTGACGCTTGAAAAAATAACCACCAGCCAAAGACTTTCGCACCCGCAAACACTTCTTGTTTATCATTAGCCCAGGCTTACCACCCACCAGCCGGTTCATAGGCGCAGCAGCGGCCTCACGGCGCACGTTAAAGGCGTTACTATCGGTCGGAGATGCTTTGAAACCAATCGAGCGCAAGTGATCGAAGGCAGTCACCTCATAGATCTCATCGCGCTTGTTACCGGCGGGATCGCCCCAGATTACCACCTCAGCCTTATTGAAGCTCGCAGCGATCTTAGCCAGTAGCTCTTGTCCAAACCTCTCAAGCCCCATGTCAAACGTCACAAGCTCATCCAGAACCTTCCAGGCACCACCAGATGTACGCTGCCCGAAGATAGCGGCTGGCGTCAAACCAAAGTCAACGCCGATCTGCAAGGGATATTGTGGGTCATAAGTGACATCACCTGACATCATATCATCATCGTACTCAGGCCATACCGGACGCCCTTCTTGTACAAACGTGTACTTGCCCTCAGCATAGCACCTAATCCAATCAGCATTCTTACCGCCGAGAAGCTGCTCATAGTACCCGCTAGGCAGATGAACCTTGTTTTCAGCAGAGGGATTAACCATCCACCACTTAGCACCAGAGAACACAAACCCATTGGCCTCTGGGTTTTCTGGTAGATCCTTAGCGCTTACCTCCAGCACACCGCCAGGTTGCCGGTAGAACTTCCACGGAAACCGACCGCCAATAGGATTCTTCTCTGCCAGCTCATGCCACCAGTGATCGGCGTCAGGCGGGTTAGTGTCCATGATAATGCCATACCAGGACGCGCCACCGTCAGACTGAGTAGGATAACGGCCAACACGGTGCGTCAGCCCGTCGATCACAGCCTTCGGCAGCTCGCGGGCCTCGTTTACCCATGCCCCTGTTAGCTCCAGCGACAGCAGCTTCCTTACATCTTGCGGGGTAGAAAGAGCCATGAAGATAACTTCGCAGTCTATACCAGGCGCACCTTCCCTCGAAGGCAGCTTTAGATGATGCGTGATAGGCGGTTGCCAGCGCATTGCACCCCATACATCCTCTGGGAATAACTCTTGCCAGGTCTTAATCGTTGTTGTTCTTAGCTCTGGATAGGTGTTGCGCACGATTACAAACCGAGAATACCGAATGCCATCACGCGGCGAGGGCTTTTGCTGAACAGCCTTGAGCATTATTTCAGCAGCGCAGCCGTATGACTTGCCAGATCCAACCGGCCCCATCAGACCGCGAACAAAAGATTTATCGTGTAGAAACTTCCAAACCGTTGCAGACTTGGAAAAATCCAAGTTCATGCTGGGAAGATCAGTCATATTCAGCGTCCAATCCCTTACGAGCCATCATTGCATACCACTCAACACCCTCGCTCACCAGAGCAACTCGCTCGATCTCTTCCAAGCAAGCTTCTAAATCCTGAATGCGGTTTTTTAAACTCTTATGCACAGGTTGTCGCTTATAGGTCTTGGTTCTTGTTTTTGCGTGAAATGCCCATTTGCACTCAGGGCAACAAAATACTTGATCTATTCGTCGCGGAGAAAACACCATAGCACAGCTCTTTGCTTCATCCGCAGTCTCTCTGGCCCCAAAATTTTCATAATAGTTACAAGCCCTGAGTAGATCATTCTTAATATCTGTCGTCATCATCTGCCTCATACGTTGTGGTAATGTCTGGCCCCTTCATGTTGATCCCAACAATCGAAGGCTTGTCCACATTCTTTTCCACATCGAGCAAGCCACTAGCCTTAGCCAACACGCGCAGAACACTTACCTTGTCAAACATTTCTATCGTCGTGCCATGCTGGCCAACAGTCACCTTCTTGATCGAAGCCAAAGCCTCATCAGGAATATCCTCCAAAGGCTTTACCTGGCCACTGTGCAGATCAATGATGTCAGTAATACGAGCCGTACCCATTGCTATCAGCTCAGTAGCCACAGCCTCTTTATTCTGAGCTAATGTCTCCGAGCGGCCAATTCGACGCTGCAACAAACGCGCACCGCCAAACCGACCAACCGGCGGGATAGGTTTTATCTTATCCTCTTTTTTTCTGCTCATCTTCATCCTTCAACAATGAAGCTGGAATACCATGAGCGCCATTGATATAGATATTATCAGGAGCGCGAACATACTCACCACACCACATGATATTTTCAACGGTTGGCTGAAAACCCTGCTCACCATGATTCTGGAATTGTGGCGGGTAACGAAGGCATTTTCCGTGCGTTATTTCCTCTGTAGCCTCCCAGTTGAAATTGTCATGATTCGCGCAGTCATAAGTGTAACGCTCATAAAACTTGCAATTTGCACACTTCTCATCATTTGCCGAATGGTATGAACTAGCGACATAAATTTGATGATTATCCGTGCCCTCGTCCAACTCCATCATAATGTTCGGGCGATATGCTACATAGCCTTTCAGCCTTTTGGCAATCTCAAGAGTTTCTTCATCGTAGTAGTTAGTCTCTTTTTTCATAACGCCCCTCCTCAGAACGGAATACTATCACCGCCCGTATCCGTATCGGCACGAGAAGGTTGCTGAGAACGTGAGCCATCATCTTCAAACAGCTTCAACCAGACCTCACCCTCCTTATTCGGAAGCGGCAATCCCTCCAACTTAATGCTGATACCCTTGTCATTCTGAAAAGCAATCCCATGACGTAACCAAACCGGCTTATCCCGACCAGGCACTTCCTTGGCTTGCACAACACTAAAACGCTTAGACATTATTTCCTCCTATACAGCGTTGCAAGTTCAATAACGATATTACAAATAAAGCAATACCACAAGTTACAATCTCTCCAGTACCATAAAATACGAATGATGGATACGCGCATGCTTCTGAACCTTCTTACGCTCACCCTGCTTTTGAGGTATTGGCATGCGGCTCTTAGCGGCAAGCACAAACAAATCCTTCAAACGGAACCATTCACGCATCCACTCAGTAATAAATATATGCGTAGGATGAAGGCGATGATTGTGAACAATGTCCTGACACTTAAACACCATAATGCCTTTCTTTCCTAGAGCCCTGCCACACTCTCTAAGCGTGGACTTGTAGTGATCCTCAAGCTCATCATAACGCCAGTAACCGCCAAACCTCTTGGCCATGACCATGTTGCCATTACCAGATCTGCCAGCCCTCACATAAGTCATAAACGGCGGGTCAAACACCAAAGACCGCAAGGACGCATCATCCACAGGAAGGCTATCGCTACTAGCCTCAATAACCCCATCAAGCTGAGGATCTATATCAAACTTTAGCTCTGGCTGAGGAAGATGCTTGTAAAACATCCCATTGCCATAGGTAATATCAGCGTCAAAGCGCTCAATACCACAAAGCTGCATAATGCCGCTCAATATCTCAGTCTGGTCATACTCACATGATTTTATCATAACATCGCTCTCCAACATTGTAGATAAGCGATAACATTACACAAGTGATATTACAATACCTATGAATGCATATCAGTGATATTGCTACGAGACTTATCCAGCAAACCCCTCGCCAACTGCTCAATAAGCTGGGGAAACAAATCATGCCCTATTACAGCAACTAACTCACCATCACGCCATACCCGTAATCCATCAGGATAAACGTGCCAAGTAATCACTTCCTTCCCATACGCCTAGTCGCAGCACGTTTAAGTGTTTTTTTATCACGCTCTTTCATTTTGTCTAATTCCGATAAGGGGGCATGCCATTTTTTTATTAAGCCTTGAGCAGCTTGAATTTCTTGCCGTGAAGAATCCTTGCTTAAAGATGCTTTGACCGAGCTAACACGATTAAGAGCTTCCATTGTCGGCTTTAAGTTATACTTACGCAAAAATGCGCCATACTGACCCTTTTCGTCTGGATCCAATGAATAAACACCATAGCCCTTGCTAAACTGCCTCTCAACAGACAAAAGCTTCGCCTTTATATCAGAAATATTTTCAGCCATTATTTTTTCTTTCCGCTAGGTTTTTGCTTGGGAGGTCTACCAACCTTCGTTCCATACGTTCCTTTTCCTTTAGGCATAGCACTATCCTTTCAATATATCAGCATCAGCCTTACGAGCACCACCCTTGCCAGTAGCAGCACTCTTCAATCTACCCATCGCCCACTGATGCGCAGAAACCTTCGGACGTGAACCAGAGCTGTAATAAGCACCCAGCCCACGCTTATAAATCTTCTCAGCCTTCACCCGACCACCAACAGCCTTAACATAATTAGCAGGTAACTTCATCGCTTAGACCTTTCCCTAGAAATCCGGTCCATATCAGAACCAGTCAACTTACCCATACGATATAACGCTCGTGTTCTCAATATTTCCTTGCGCGTACCTTCCGCATCACCAGATCCACTAACGTACTTCTTAGGAATGCCTGACTTGCGATCCTTGGCAACAGACTTAAACTTGCGGGGCATTAGACGACCTCATGGTTTTTTGGAAAATAGTTTCGTGGGGATATGCAGCCATAGCAGGCGGGGGCGGGGGGCAAGGGGTCGATTGCTGCAAATCCGAGCAATTGCCTGCTGACGGGGCCTCGATGTTTTGCCAGGCCAGTCTGGAAACGTATGCCGGTGGCTGTGCAGATTTATTTAACATAATGTGTATTATGCGACTTTGCATATCCTGCTCGCTCAGTGCCGTTAGATGTCATCAGGCTAGGTATGGTCATCAAGCTGCCCTTTCGTCGCTGTACGGCTCGCTCAGCAGCTCTATTGCTTGGTTTGCCAGCATTGCTGCGCCGCGTCTGAGCTTCTCCGGCTTGATTACCCAGCCGTCAGCTATTGCCCGTGTGAAAAACTCTGTCGTCAAACACTGAAATTCATCCACTAGCTTAGATAGGTCCAGTTCGACTGCCGTGTTAATACCAGTTAGGCGCATGTTACCTTCCTGTTTTAGCATTGCCTCAGCTTCACCTAATTGGATTTGCTGTTTAGGCGTTAGCCTGGAGCGTATGGTTTCCTCTAACTTGACCTGTTGATCGTAAACTATGCGGTTGCTGGTGCTCTTCTGGTCTTTGTAGAACGGCTTACAGAACGTTATGTATCCGAACTTGCGCAGCCTTACTACGTGCCAGCTTACACCTGACTGTGACAGCCCTATGTCTTGTCCTATCCTTGTTTGGCTTACGAATGTTCTTCCCATGTGATCGGCGTAGGAACAAAACGCCGCGAGCACTCTGAATGCTGACGGCGTTATGCGTGGATCTTTTAACGCCCTGATTGGCACGACTGCAAACGCTCTTAGGTCTTTGGCTTTGAGCTGCTTTGGTCTCATCAGTACGGGTTCTCCATCAGTTCCGGTTCTGGATCGTGCTCGGTGTACTTCACCGGCTCTGGCGTTGCATACATCTTCATCCCTTCCTTGAGATAGTTTTTGTATGGCTCTAGTTGCTCTGGTTTTATCAGCTTCTTATCGATTAGCCTGGTTGCGCCTGATCCGTTGATGTAGCTTTCTGC